GCTGCTGTTATATTTGCATCAGTAACCTTTACAGTTGTTACTGCGTTTGCAGCCAACTCAGTTGTTCCAACAGCATTTGCAACTATCTGTGCATTACCTACTGTACCAGACAAGTCTCCACCAACATTAGCTGTAGTAGCATCAACGGTACTAAAACTTAATGTTCCACTTCCATTAGTAGTAAGTACCTGACCATTACTACCATCAGAAACATTCAGTTGTGTTATACCAATACGATTGGTAACATTATTCATGTCCTCTCTTGCTAATGGAAATCCACCAGCCTGAGAACCATCATGTACCGCAATAGTATCCTTTGTGGTATCTACACTTATTTCTCCAACCGCACCTGTGAAGGAACTATGTTCAGCTGTTGTACCTCTACGTCTTTGGACTCTCTTTGCCATATTATTTCTCTAATAAAAGTTTTTTAACAAGTTGTTTTAATTCTTCAATATCTTCCTTCATACTATTTATAGTGTTTGCTTCTTCTTCTCTTTGTTTCCTTGCAGCTTTATAAGTTTCCAATGCATTTAGATTGGTATTCAATACAGCCTTTGAATTTAAATCTCTTTCATATTTTGTATTTTCTATCTTCATATTATGCCAAAGCAATTGCTCGAAGGTCTTTTATCAAAGGTACTTTAGTAGTATCAGCAGATGTCATAACAACCTTAATTGCGAAAGTTTTAAAATTACCAAAGCCAGTATAATTACCACCATTTAAAAATTCTATTTCTAAATAATTATCTATATCATCAGAAGCTGAAACAGAATTAGTATTTGTTGTTTCAGTCATTAATACCCATGGGCGACTATCAAAAGTAGCTGGATCAAGTTGTGATAATGTTTTCATATAACAATATATATTTGTTCCTGCCTGTCTATTTGCAGTCATATGTACAGATAGAGATGTTGCATCAAAACCATCTTTCAAATTAACTCGTCTTGTAATATATCTTGCTGTTGCATTACCACCCGCAGCAGCATCTTCAGCTGTTATAACATTATTAATAGTATTTTCTACTGTAATAACACTATTCCTTTTAGTATCAATTACAGGAGAAATATGTGTACTACTTGAACTCAATGCAGCTTGTGATACATAACTTCCAGCACTTGTTGTAATTTTCTTTTGTGCAGAAAGTTTATGATTTGTATTTTGAACAACTTCAGCAAATGCACTATCTAAAGTACCAGTTCCCGCATCAGACATTTTAACACCCCATACAATAGAAGTTTTGTTTATTCTAACTTCTTCAGGAACAAGTTGAATTACATCTGCCTTAACTTCTGCGGCTGCTGTTCCATCTTTAAAAATTGCATTAGCAGTTGCACCAGTTGTAAATGTTGCTCTATTCAATTGAAATGTTAAATCTTGATTCTGGTCAGCACTCCATGTACTTGCATTTTGAGATTTAAAGAATACACCTGCATAGGGTTGTTCAGATACTTTTCTTGTCGTACCAACAATATTATCACCCATCTCTGAAATCCATGCTTCATATTTTAAACTATTACTCATTACTACAATGGCATATTCTCCGGGTGGTAAATAAACTAACGAAGGAAAAGTAAATTTAGTAGCCGTTGCTGCTGTATCACTTACACTAACAGCAGATGGTGCTTTAGTTACTTCGGAAAATGGTATAATTGTTTTATCTGGATAACCATTTAATGTACTTCTAATCTGTACACTTACTGGAAGTCCATCTGTATCTTTAGATTTAAAATATAAATTTAAATCTGTCAAGAAAATTCCATCAGGATAAACAACTCCATCAACCAAGAAGGTTTGTGCTAGTGGATCACCCCAACCTACAAATCTTGTTCTTTCAAAAGTATTTGTATTAGTTCTTGTTTCTGAGGTTGTTCCAGTAGTAGCAATTCTTGGAACTCTAGTTGATACAACTACATTTTCTTTTGACTGTAATAATCCCTGTGCTTGATATACAACTTCACCATATGTTCCAGCACTTGCTAAATCAGCCGTTGTATTATCAACTAATAAGAATTGTCTTTCACCAGTTCTAAATCTTAATGTAGAACTATTTGGAATAGCGAATGATAATCCACTAATTGCACCAGCTGAATCTGTATAAATTGCATCACCTGCTGAACCTCCACTTGGTGTACAATAAGCAGCTACATCGGTACCATCAAAGAAAGGATACACTCTTGTATTTGGTTTCATATTCGTTACTGCTATGGTAATAGTTCTTGCTCTGATAAATGGAACTATTGAAACATCAACAACTCTATCACCAATACTATTTCGGACTGTATCTACACCAGTAATTTCTGTACGGATTCCTGTTCTTGTTTGAGTTATAGTTCGCTCAAAAGTATCTGTTACTGTTCCTCTTCCCGTTCCCCTTGTAAGAACTCTTTCCCTACCAGTTCCCGTTGTCTGCCAATCATTCCATTGTGAACCAAAACCCAATCCAACTAATTGTTCCCATCCATCATTTTCACCATTGATATTAACAATCACATCAGGTCGTGTTGTTTCATCAATCCAGTTATCATTGGGTGGTGTTAAATTAACATTACCTACCCATGCCAATACTGCAAATGGATTAACATTAATTGATTTACTGGCTACTGTTTGAGAAACGAAAGATGTAACAGTATATGGTAATGTAATACAATCACCAGTTTTTGTTATACCTGTTGAGGCACTTGCATCATATACTACATCTGTTAGATTAGATATGAATGGAGGTCTTAATGTTTTTTCATCAAAATCAATAGCAGCTTTGTAATCAGCAGATAAAACATTACCAACACTATGCCCATTGAATCCATCTACAAGCATACCATTTTTAAATCTATCTAATCCGGCTGAATCTTTAATAACTAATTCTTCTGCTTCTTTTTCAAGTAATGAAAGATTAGTATAATATTCTAAATTATTAATTCGTTTTTCAAGTCTACCAATATCCCTCATAGTATATCGTTTATTTTCAATATACTCAATTGTTACATCACTTGAATTGAATGTATAAGCTGGAATCCTAACAGTATACAAATCCATTGTTCCATCAAGCCGACTAGGTGGAATAGCATCCAATGATGGTACACCTTTGTTTACACCAAACTTTTTCTCATTACTTAAAAATACTCTATCAACTCTTGGAAGATAATAACTATAATCTGCTTGCCAATTTGTATTTGGTTTCGGCAATTCAATATTAGCCATAGTAGTTGCACCATCAGTTCTTCGAGGTCTGAAATCTACACAATCTCTCAACTCAACTTTTGTTCCAGTAACAGGACTTGTATAAGTTGGAATATTATCAAAACCAACTGCCGCTGTATAAGAATCGGCTGAAAGATAACCAACACCAGAATGAGTAAAGAAATCATATACGATTGCTATTCTTCCAGAAGGTCCTGTTTGTCCTGCTTTAAGTTTTATACTTCCATGATCGTAAAAATTATCTCGTTGTCCAGTATCTAATTCGTATCGTGAAGTAATATTAGTGCTACCAGCAGCAACTGCTGTCACGGCCTTTGTAACACTACTCGTTCCACCTGTAATTGTTTCAGCAACAAATGTACCTGACACAGCAACATATGTAACACTAGTGGTATTAGCTGCACCAACTACAACGATTCCTGTCGCACCTGATGTTCCACCCGTAATTGTTTCACCAGGTGTTAAAGTACCAGCTGCACTTGTAACAGTAAGAGTTGGTAGAGTTGCATTAGACCCACCAGCACCAGAATCATATACTGCATGAAGTTTATATACATCTGATTTAGCTATTGAATCAGATGACAATGCAGTAGTATTAGGACTGGTTATATTCAAGACATCACTTTTTGTAAGTGTCTTAATTCTTTCTTGTTTACTATCAATATTAAGTGTTGCAATAATATCAGCCGTAAAATTACCTGATGTATTATCATCAAAAGTAATCGTTGTATTAGCAGGGGCATTGACGGTTATAGTTTGTCCTGAACCATCAAATGCAACTATATCATTAGCAGTATAACCAGAAGTACCAACTGTTTTAACTGTTGTTGTATAATATTCTCTTTTATTAGAAACACTTAATGCACCAGTACCAAAAAATGTTTCTGTAGCACCAGCTGTAGATATAGTAGCACTACCACTTGTAAATGAAACATTTTCAAAAGTTCTTCTAATTGTATAACTAGTATCAATAGCACCTGAAGCATCACGAATTGTTTTAATGGTGTCCTGTGGTAATTTAAATACTAAACTATTATCATTTGTTTCAAATAGTTTTGCATCACCAGTTGCTGATCCACCCACTTTACTAGCATCAGAAATATCACATTTTGTATTTACAACAACTGGTGTAGCAGCTGCATTAACAGGAACTACAATCGACTCAGCATTACCGAACTGACCACCCCCAGTAATATCATACAAGTACATCTTGAACATTTGAGTTGTACCACCTCCACTATGATAAGCAATGTTTCTTACTCTAGCTGTTCCAATTTTTGTTGATGCATATGTAGTGGGGTTTGTTAATGTTATAGCACTATAATCCACATTATGTATATCAACTGTTGCGTGTTCAGTAATATCAAAATAACCTTTGTACGGTCCCACAATTACATAATTTCCATATTGCATTAATCTATCAAAATTATTTACATTAACACTTGTTCTTGCTCTGTCTACTGCAATATCAGTTGTTGTTATTGTTTCGTGTTCGTGTCCTTCAACAAATGCTTTACCCGGATCTAATCTAACATTAAATTTTGTTGCATCAGATGCGTGGTCTTTTAATTGTGCAGCAAAAGCTCTTACAGTATAACTGCCTGACTCATCATATGTCCTTCGTGCAAAAGTTTCTTCTAATACAGAATAGACTGGAATCTTAACATCTTTTTCTAAAACACCAGCAGCGACTCTTAAAAATTCATAGTAATCTGTATCGTCTGTTGAAGTTAAAGTTTTCTTTGTAAGGGCAAGAGAATATTTTAATCTATCTGCACCTGGTGCCGCATAGTTATATGAACCTTGTGCATTATCCAATAATGTTGAATCTGTACCAGAATCAATTACTGTTTCAGAAACAGTTAATCCTACTCTATAAGAAGGTGTGTTAGTGTACTTGTCAAGTATTAAAGTCTCTGCTGCTACATTAATAAAATTTCCCTTGACATAAAATACTCCTGTGTCAATAGATACTGCACTACCCTTTCCTGTCGCAGAAGAACTTGCAGCCATTGCTGATATAGATAAATCAGTTGCACTAATTCTTTCACCATTAGTAAACGCTGCAGCGGTTGATAGTGTTGCAGTTGCAGTACCACCAGACCCACCACCACCTGAAAGTGTTACAGTCGGTACTGAGGTATATCCAGTTCCTGCAGCTGTTACATTAATTCCTATAACAGTACCTGTACTACCAAGAACAGCTACTGCTGTTGCACCAGAACCAGAACCACCCGTTATTGCTACAGCCGGTGTTGTGGTATAACCAGTTCCTGCAGCTGTTACATTAATTCCTTGAACGCCATCAGTAACAGAAGCACCTGTAATATATTTTACAAAAACAGTATTAGGATCACCAGTAACAGAATCAACAACACTCGTATTTAATACAAGTGCTTTAGTACCTGATGTAGAACCAACTATTGTTTTTCCATCAAAAAGTCCTACAGCAATATCTACAGCATTATATTGTGCTTGTAACTTTACATATTCATAATCAAGATTAAGAGTTAGTTCACCACCCGTAACCTTACTACCATTTTGGAAAACATGATCGCCAAACTTTTTAATTTGGTTACGAAGGATACTTTGCTCTTGAGTTAATTCTCTAGCTTGAACAGGTAATGCAGCCTTGTAGAGGACTTGATGAAAATTCTTACTATCATCAAAGTCATCAAAGTAAGGAGATTGATTTGTGTTTACATTTATGTTTGCTGTCATTTATTTAACCTTTTTTTAAAATTCTGCAACGATTTTTATATCTTCTGTTTGATCTGATGCTCTGTTAATAGGTGCTCTGTATTCTACATATATAATCTGTCCTGAATCATCATCCAACTCTGCACCTGAATATGTAGCTGCAGTTGCAGCTGAACCACTTGCATTTGGATTAGCAATCAGAATAACTTTTCTGAAATCATCTCCAACTACAAAGTCACCAGAACCATCTGCACCAACCAATCTACAATTCATCATAACAAATGCTCCACCTAATTCTGATACTGGATTATCACCGTGTCCACCTGGAGGACCGAATCTAGGTGCAAGTGTACAACCACTTCCTGCACCACCAGCAATTGCACAAGTACCAGAACGATATACTGTTCCTACTGTTACCATAGCAACTTTTTTAATAACACCAGATGCTATAAGTGAAACTCTTGCAGTTGCACCTGTACCTTCAGTAGTTGTAATAGTTACTGATGGTGCCACATGATACTGACTTGTATTATCTGGATTCGTTGTCCATGTAGCTACTGTTGCCACTTTTGTACTTCCAACATAATCTGTGATAGTTCTTAACTGTCCTGCACCTGTGCCTGATGTAATATAAACTGACATAGTATTATATGTATCGTTTGTTGCTGAAGCACCAGATGCTAATGTAATTGTAGTTGCCGCACCAGCTTGTGCTGTTCCAGTATTTTCAATGTAACTAGAACCACCAGCAGTTACGTCAATGTGTTCCAATGCACCATCTACTGCAGCTGCTTGAACATCCCATTGTGTTGAACCATCATCGGATGATAGATATTTCATAGGTACCCAATCCGATGTAACAAATTTTAAAATATCTGCTTGGGGTACTTCAAACATATATTTCCATCTATAATGATCTGCCGTTTCAATAATAGATGTAGATGTTCCAGTAGGTTCTACTGTTGATGCCGCTCCACCATAATTACTAATACACTTATAAACTCTATATGCTGATGTAAATACAAAAAATGTTGTATCAATAATATCATCTGTTAAATGATCGTATTCTGCATAGACTGTTCCAGTAGTCCAATTAGTTCTTTTTACAACATGCGATACATCTGTTGCACCAATTAACTTGGCTGCTATCATATCGTTATGATGAATATATGGTGCTTGTGTAGTATCTATTGGCGTGGGAATAGTCGTATCAGAAAAACCAGATCCGGCGTATTGCCCAGCTCCTGTGCTTGCCCATGCATCATTTTTTCCAATCATCAAATATACCTTATTTGTTGCAAAGGAACCGATGAATGAATCTGCGTTATATTTTCTAAATGCGTTACCGACTATTGCTGTCATAATGTTTCCCTTTTTATGTTAATTTACTTATATTTATAATACTTTTTTTAAAAATTTTACCACGAAGGAGGCAAATTAGAACTTTCCCCACCCGTTGTATATTGTGTAATTGTTGCGTGTGATACGCGTCGTGTTTTCAATCCACCAAAATAAACAAATTCTGCTATTTGCCGATCGGCAAAATATGATATATCTGAACCAGATTGTCTGCCCGTTCCAGTATTAATTCCTGTGTCTTGGCTATATCCACCCTGCCTACCAAATTTCAATCTATCTACATTTCTTCTTATAGGTCCTAGACGGATCTGTGCCAATGTAGTTTCCAAATCAGCAGCAGCTCCTATTTCTGCATAATCCTCTGTTGATGTAACATTAGCAGTTATTAAACCCCAGTCCTCAAGTTCTGTTGCTGACTCAATAACAAATCTATAATCTTCAAATCCACCATCAACTAAATCTTGTATTCCCAAATCCAATTCATATATCTGACAAGTGGTAGGTGCTGCTTCACCTTCACAAACATCAACCTTAACATTTGCCTTAACAGGTGCTATTGTTCCATCATGGAATACAAAAGTATAATATCGTCTTGTTGGTGTTCCTAATACTTTTAGATTTAATGCAGCTGATGAAACTAATCTTAGTTTACCAAACAAAGCAAGACCAGCTGGATGATTAACTCTCTTTACAATATCTCTCCATTTGTCAACTGCATTACCAGTAGTTAGTACATATGAAAATGCTTGATAATATAAACTGTCTTGAAGATATTTTGCTGAAGAAAGAAATCCATCATCAGTAGTAAAACCTATATTAAAATCACCTTCATAAGCACCAATGGTAGTTGTTGCTGTTGCCGTACCATCACCCAAACTACTAAAATTTAAAGTAGGTGCAGTTGTATATCCAAAACCATTGTTAGTAATCTTTAATGTTTTAATACCACCTATACCCGTACCCGATAAAGTAATATTTGCTCCACTACCAGTACCACCACTAACTGTTGGAACAGCTGTATATCCACTTCCACCATTCTCAAGAGTTAATGCTGTTATTTGTCCAGAACCTCCAACTGTTTTAACAAGTACACTTGCAGTTCTACCATTTATATTTTGTTTTCCAGAATTATTGATTGTTAATTTATCACCAACAGCATAACCTGTTCCAGCAGCTGCAATAGTCATAGTCGTAATACTACCAGCTGTTAAACTATCAATAGTAACACTTGCACCACCAGTACCTGATATAGGAACTGTTGAACCAACAGTATGACCGTTACCTGCATTGGTTATAGTGTAATCAGTAACCATTCCGTTAAGTGTAGTTGTAATAGTTCCGTCTGTTATAGTTTCGTTGATTGCAAATGTTCCTACAACATTAGAAACATAAATCGTTGAAACAATAATAGAACCAATATACTCTTTTAAGATAGTTTCAACTATTGCTGTAGCACCAGATGTTCCACCCGTAATTGTCTTACCCACTAAATCAAAAATTGCATCTGTTCCACTTGTATCAACTGACCTTAATATTTCTTCTTTTGTATATCTACCATCTGATGCACGAAGCATATCTACTGAAGGTAAATATAATTCTATTTCTTCTTTGTATAATAATCTAAAAAGAAATTCAAAAGATTTCTGACTACCTTTGGAACGGTAAAAATCTCGGAGATGTTTTAGTACAAATGGTTTATTAGCATTAGCAAATATAGCTTCTGGAACATCTTCACCAAACTGCTTTTTGAAATACTGTAAGAAGTCATCTGTTGTCTTATCAAGGTTTGCATAGTTGTTAAGATTACCAACTATCTCGTATGGTTTTCCCTCTTGCTCCATGTACTCATAGTAAGCTTCTAAGAAAGCAACGAAGGTTGCATGATCCTGTTTTACAAATGCAGGAAGTTGTCCCTCTACCTTGACAGATATTCTTTCGTCAAGAGCTGGATGTATTGGTTGATTTGGACTTACGACTGCCATTTATTATTCCTTTATCCGATTGCGTCTTTAAAGGGTTGTAAATCTTCTGTAGTCCAATAATCTTTAGCAACCATAATTTTTAGATGATCCCTATTTCGTTTCAAAGCATCAACTGATTCTGCATCAGTATCACCAGATGCTACAATTTCATTAATCAAATTTACCGAGTCCATGGCTGCCCGATAGTGTTGTGCAATTTCTTCTGCTGTAATTTCTTCAGCCATATTATGCCTCCAATGCTTCTATACGTTTTGTTAATTGAGCGTTTTGCTCGGTTAGTTGTTGTACTGCTTTGACAAGTGGTGTGATTAAATGTGCAGGGGCAAATTCTAGTTTGTCTGGATTAGTTTTTGTTACCATACCTGAATCTTCTAAACATTTTTCCCCTGTGATCTTGCTGTCTACTTCTTGTGCTATAAATCCCATTTTCATGCCAGAATTACTTTTCCAGTTTCGGAATGTGGTGTTTATTTTTGATCCGTTAGAAACACCATTGTCATACCATTCTCGTCTGTCCCAATAAAATGTTATTGGTCTTAAAGAATTAATAAAATCTAAACCAACTGTTTCTGGAAGGTCTGTTATTTGCGCCTTATCTCTTTCATCAGAAAGTCCTGAAATTGAAGTATCGTTGCAACGTAGGTTGCTTACACTCGAATTTCCCAAAGTAAACTCGTTAGAAGTTGTTGCGCTGCTACTTGATGCCTGATTACCTATTCCAGTATTATTTGATCCTGTCGTGTTTGAAACTAATCCTTCATAACCAAGTCCAGTATTACGCTGGCCCGTGGTATTTTGATACCCACTACCACGCCCAATGCTAGTATTATCGTTACCAGTAGTATTATTATACATACTAAATGTCCCAAAAGACGTATTCCCATATCCTGTAGTGGTATTTTGCTGACTTGCTTCACCACCACCTGTATTGTAATATCCCGTGGTACAGTTACGCATAGAATTGTTACCAGACGTAGTGTTGGAATAACCTGTAGTGTTGAGCCGTAAAGCGTACAGACCCGTAGCTGTGTTAGCCCACCCTGTAGTATTAGCATAAAGTGCCTCTCTACCAACTGCTGTAATAGCAGGAGTAGTCGTACTATACCCAGCGTAATACCCTACAGCCGTACATTGTGTACCCGTAGTTAGGCTTAATAATGCGTGATCACCAACTGCCACGTTGTATTTACCTGTAGTACAAGTTTTCAGAGAATTAAACCCAATAGCTGTGTTACTCCAACCTGTAGTATTAAATCTCATTGAAAATTTTCCAGCCCCTACGTTTTGATAACCCGTAGTATTATCGTGCAAAACGGCATAACCAATCCCAACATTGTTACTTCCAGTTGTGTTTGCCCTCAAAGATCCTCTACCGCAAGCGGTATTGTCTGCCCCCGTGGTATTGTCCCGTAACGCATCATGTCCAAAAGCTGCATTGTGAGAAGCTGTAGTATTGTCCCGTAGAGCTTCATAACCAACAGCAGTATTATTTGAACCAGTAGTTATAGCTGTACCAGCATTCAATCCTATTCCTATATTGTGATCACCAGTAGTAATGCTATTAACTGCGCTAGTACCTATTCCATAATTCTCTGTTGCTGTAACAATACAATCACTTAATCCATTAAGTGATGAAGCACCAGCTGAACCCCAAGAAATATCTGTTCCATCAGAAACTAACG